GTAACGTCTGGGATGGTTTGTCGATCTACAACCAGTTGCGCGGTCGCAAAGCTCCGGTGACTACTCGCGTTGTTGGCATTGCGGCTTCTATTGCCTCAATCATTGCTCTTGCTGGTGATCGCGTCGAGATGGCTGACGCCGCTCTGATGATGATCCACGATCCGTCAGGTATGGCTTCTGGTACTTCCGAGGATATGCGGAAAATGGCTGAGGCTTTGGATCAACACGCTCAAGTGTTGGTTGGAGTGTATGCTAAAAAGACAGGACGCTCTCCCGAGTCTATCCGCGCTGCAATGAAAGCAGAGACTTGGTTTACTACCGCTGAAGCTCTGGCTTTTGGCTTGGTGGACAAACCCATCAAGCAGCTTGCGATGGCCGCTAAATGGCATCCTCGCGCTGTCACCAAGACTGCTCCTGAGACGGTCAAGAACAACCTCCGTCGAGGTCTTGAGCAATACGAGGAAGGTCTTGCTGGTGATGGTTTAGAGCCAGCAACTGTTACCGATGCTAAATCGCTGGTTGCAGGAGAGGCTCCTACCGAAAACAAGATCCGCAAAGCTAACGCTTGGTGGGGACGCAACGACCGATTCTTGGAAGCAGAACCTAATACTCCTGCGGATGTAGCGGCAAACCTCTGGGGAGGTGCTGCTGGCCGCGATTGGTTCTCCGCACTCTTTGCTCAACTAGAAGAGCCGTCTGATACCAATACAGACAAAACACTTTCGACTGATGGCGAAAAAACCATCAACGATTCTGGCGTGGACTCCACGCCGCAACCAACACAAACCACCGACACACATATGTCTGACACTGCTACTACTGTGACGGCTGCGGCTGCTCCTGCCGCTCCCGTTGATCTCACTGCGATTCTCGCGAAGCTTTCCGCTCTGGAAGCTTCTATTAAGTCGCCCACCGCCGCCCCTGCTCCTGATCCGGTTCGCCCCGTGATCGTGAACTTGGGTAATCCTCTGTTGGAGAAGCACAAGAGCCTCCGCGCTGGTGCAGAGCGTCAGAGCTTCTTGATCCAAAACCACAGCGAGTTGCTGCGCCAGTCCGCGATGATCGCTCCCCAGAACGCGAATACCTTCGCTGCTGGTCTCGTTGTCGATTATCTCGCTGATGCGGTTATCACTGTTGCTACCACTAAGCTCGCGATGATCGCTGGCTTTACGCGCAACGTTGGCTTGGATAACTTGCGTCCCCGCGCAACGGTTCAGGTCAAGAAGTTCACCACCGGCGACGCCACGGTCGACAACGCCTCCAACTTCGAGGATGGTGCTGCTAACCAGTCTACGCTTGCCGCCACTAGCGTTACCGTCAATCAGATCACTAAGACCTTTACCGTTACTCAGCAGGAGTTGAATCAGGGTTTTGCGATTAGCGATCTGGCGATGGGTTCCGCTGAGATCTTTGCTCTTGGTATTAGCAAGAAGGTGACCGCTCAGATGACCGCTGCTCTGTTTGGTGCTGGTACTGTTATTGGTACTGCTGCCAACTTCGATTCTAGCGACCTCCCTGCGATCTTGGCTTTGGCTAAGAATTATCGACAGAAGCTGCTTCTGTTGGACGGTGGACACTTGGCTCGCCTCATGTTCTCCGGTCAGCTCACAGCCGCCGCTGGAACCAATCCGTTCCCTGACAGCCGTTACGGCCCTCTGAACAACGGCTATTTCGGATTCGCCAACATCTTGGAGCAGAACGACTACACTGGTGCTATTGCTAACACTGCTGGCTTCGTCTGCGGTCAGGACGCTATCGCGGTTGCGAGCGGTCTGCCGGTTGGAATGATCGCTGGCGAGTTTGTTGAGCAGCGCACTGTCGAGTTGAGCAACGGTCTGTCGGTGTTGCTGACTGTCTGGTATTCTCGCTCTACTCGCGCTCACATGGCTTCTTACGATATCATGTTTGGTGCGGCTGCTGCGGATACTACGCAAGCTGAGGTTCTGATCACCGCTTAATCCTTTAGGATATGCGTATTGCAACAACCATAGCAGTGGACAAGACCGGTAAAACTAAATTGCTGGCTGGTCCCGAAATTGATGCGACTCTCCAGCGCACTAATTTCAACACTGTTTCTGTTCCTGAAGGAGGCAAGCTCATCTTGTGGGTACAAGGAGCCTTAGCACCGAAGATTCGTAAGGGTTAACAAACCAAAACTGGGGAGGCTGTTGGATACGCTGACAGCCTCCCCTTTAACAAACACAATTTTATGGCACTGCAAGCAGACATAGCAACCGAGTATAGTATGGGCCGTTATGGCTCTGAGCTAATCACAAGCACTTCGGCGCAAACTGGCAACTGGTCTGCTTTGATTCCTACGGAGCCGACTGTTTTTGCGTCGATAACCGGATTTCAGTTTGCCGGTAATTGGCCGTCTAAAACAATGCCTACCGGAATCACGATTCCCGGCGATATAACTGCATTTCAAATCTCGTCTGGTAGCGTTATTGCGGTCAAAGCCCGAACACCGTAATGATCTCAATCGGCATAGCGATCAATAGGACTCATGTCAGCACTGGTGCTGAACCTGAACCGCCGATCATGCGCCGAGATCTTCTGTGTGAGAGCGGAGAGTATCTAGTCCAAGAAGAAAACATTGGAGGTAACAAACTTGTCTATTCGTTTGGAACCTACGATTCGCTACTCACAGAAAGCGCAGACTTTTTAACACAAGAAGACTCAGGAAAATTCATTCTAACCGTTTACTGATATGGCAGACCTAAAAATCTCAGAACTAACCAACCTTACGGCGGCAGATCCAGTTTCGGATATGCTGCCGATTGTCGATGTTTCGGCAACACCTCCAGCGAGTGGCAGCACAAAGCGCATCAGCATCAACAACCTGCTCTCATCCTCTCCAACCGCGAGTGGAGCACTAACTGTCACCGGACTCGTTACCGCTGGCTCCGCCACCATCACCGGCGATCTGACGGTGGACACCTCGACGCTGAAGGTTGATTCGACGAACAATCGGGTGGGTATTGGTACGGCGAGTCCTAATTTTCAGCTTCATGTAGCCGGAACAGACACCACAAACGTGGTGTTTGCTGGTGTTACGAAAGGAATTCGGTTTGTCCAATCGGCATCCACTTCTTCGATTGCCGGAGTCGATAACACCGGAGCCGCTTCGTATCAGCCTCTTTCAATTGGTGGCACCGCTCTTGACTTTTCATTGAGCGGCTCCACCGCCATGACCCTCAACTCTACGGGGTTGGGCGTGGGGGCGAGTCCATCAAGCAACCTTCACGTAAAAGGAGCTTCCGGCACTACAATAATTAGAGTTGAAGCCGTTACCGATGGCCTTCTTGGGCTTATTGGTTCTGCTTCTGGTTTGATTACTGGCTCACCAGCCAACAATCTTGCACTTCGCGCTGAGAACGGATTGTATTTGAGCGGTGGTGGTAATTCTCCTCAGTTAATATTAAATTCCTCCGGAAACCTCGGCTTGGGGATTAGCACATTCGGAACTTCTGCCGCTAAGGTTCTCGGTCTTGCAAACGCTACTGCTCCAAGCACTTCTCCTGCTGGCATGGGCCAACTCTACGTCGAAGCTGGTGCTCTGAAGTTCCGTGGAAGCTCTGGCACTATCACCACAATCGCAGCCGCCTAACCAATACCAATATGACCATCCTCTGGATCATCGAACGCCTGCTCGTCCGTAAGACCGAAGGCAGCAATCCCAATGTCGTAATCACCGCCGACTGGCGTTGCAACGGCACTCAGGATCAATACAGCGGCACCTGCTACGGCTCCTGCTCGTTCCAACCGCCGTCTGGTAGCTTCACGCCTTACGAGGATCTGACGCAGGAACAGGTGCTTGGTTGGTGCTATAGCAACGGAGTCGATCAAGCGGCCATCGAAGCGAATGTGACGCAGCAGATCAACGACCAGATCAATCCGCCCGTCGTGACGCTGCCGTTGCCGTGGAATCCAGTTGCGGAGATCGTTGCTGTGGCTGAAGTTCCCGTCGCCTAATATGGAAATCACTGTCAAATTGACCCAAGAACAAGCCAACGGTTTGCTGCAACTCATCGATATTGCAGTCAAAGCTGGAGGCATTCAAAACGCCAAAGTTGCTTTGCCGCTTGTCGATCTAATCGTCAACGCTGCTCAACCTAAATCCGAGTAATGCAAACCGACACCAACAACAGCAGCGGAGTTGGAATCTCTCTGGCGACCGCTGCCGCTGCTGGTGCGGTTTCTTTTATTCCTCAACTAACTCAGTGGTTCCAACTTGGGGCCGCTGTTTTAGCCTTTATTGCAGCGTCAATCGGTCTGTATAAAACCTTCAAAAAATGAACTGGAAAACTACTCTTGCCGGTGTTGGTGCAATCCTTGTCGCTGTTGGCGGTGCGCTCAAAGCATTGTTTGACGGTGACCCTACTACCAACATTGATCTTGCTGCGACCATTGCTGCTGTGACAATTGGCTTTGGGTTGATCGCTGCCAAAGACGCTGACAAAAAGCCCGAGTGAATTTTATCGAACAGATCGTTACCGCTCTGCTTAAGTGGCTGACTAGTTTCGTTCAAAAACCTCCCACCGTTGAAGATGCAAAACGAGATCCAGACCTCAAAAAGAAGTTGCTGGATCGTATTGCTGAGTCTGATCGCTAGTTGCGGCTGTGGGTCTGGCGTGGTTATGGTGCCTCACGGTGAGCCGGTAAGGCTTGCTGAGAGCGTCAAAGCCAAAGTATGGGTCAAAGGAGCGGACGGTGTATCTGTTCGCTCTAGCAACCGGATAACGCTTCCAGAAGGTTGGTACGCATTGCCCAAAGATTGATATGTCACAACAAGTCATCAATGTCGGATCAACCGCAAACGACAACAACGGCGACACGTTGCGCGGGTCTTGGATCAAAGCGAACGACAACTTTACGGAGTTGTATGCTGCGCTCCCGTTGGTTTCTCCAACAGCGTGGACTCCCGCTCTCACAGATTCCGGTGGTGGTCGCACGTTTGCGTTTACTACTAACACGGCTCGCCATACTTCTATTGGTTTTGTCAGCACGTTTACTGTTGATCTGACGATCAATTCCGTTACTGGTAGTGCTACCGGCAACCTTCGATTGACTCTTCCTGATCCGGTATTGTACGAAGCAGCGTTTGCTGTATGGCTTGATAACGGGACCAATCAAGCCAAAACCGCTGTGATCGCTAGAGCTATCAATGGCACTAGCTATTGCGAGCTTTCGCATTTTGAGAATGGAGACGCATTTACTCTTGCTGATCACCTACAAGCAACCTCCCGACTCATTGTCAGCGGCACTTACTTCACTTCGTGAATCTAATTGCAACCAGTCTCCAGTTGGGGATGTCTGTGCTACAGAGCGCGATGGGAAACCCGTCGTTCTTGTGGCAGGGAGTGCTAGTGCGCTGTCTACCCGCTGCGATTACTGACGCTAACTCGGTTATATCCGGTGGATTCCAAGACAACGTACAAGCGCGAGTGTTGGTCAAGTTCTCCGACTGGCGACTAGCTGACTCAACCCTCGTAACCGTTGACGCTGCGGTCTGGTCTTGTGA